TCAGGCCATGACAAGTTGGCTGAATACATAAGGAGACTGTGATGGCTTTTAGTGGAAACTTTTTATGTAGTTCCTTCAAGAAAGAACTGCTCGAAGCAAAACATAATTTTTTAAATAGTGGGGGCAGTGCTTTCAAAGTAGCTCTGTACACGGATAGTGCAGTTCCTTCTAATATGGGAGGCTCTGGCAGCACGATGAATGCTAGTGTTACGAATTATGCTACCAACAATGAAGTCAGTGGCACAGGATATACCGCGAAAGGGGAGGCTCTCACTCGTGTTAACCCTTCGCTTAGTGGTACAACTGCGATTACTGATTTTACAGATTTGGTATTTTCGACTGTAACTATTAGTTCGGTACGCGGTGCTGTACTTTTTAACGATGATGCTAGTAATGATGCATCGGTTTGTGTTCTGGATTTTGGTGCCGATAAAGCAGCAAGTTCTGGCGATTTTACAATTGTGTTCCCAACACCGGATGCGAGTAACGCGATAATCAGGATCGCGTAATGACTAGCGTCGTTGTCTCGCTCGGACTAGGGTGGAACTCGTCCACCACGGGCTGGGGCGAAGGCGGCTGGGGCAATGATGTAGCGATTGGCACAAATGCCACGGCATCTGTCGGGTCGGTAACAGCTAGTATTGGGGCTGATGTAACCGTAACTGGCTTTGGGACAACGGCTAGTTTAGGAATTGTTTTTGAAACACAGAATGGTGTTTCTGGTACAGCAACTCTAGGTAGTTTCTTTACTACAAACACGATTACTGGAATGACATCATCGTTGGGCACAGCTAGTGTGACGGGCGATGCTAACACCGAGGTGACAGGTTTAGCCGCGACAGCTTCAATCTCTTCACAGGGTGTTTTAATATGGGGAGAAATAATACCCTCGCCAGGGACAACGTACACCACGATAGTTCCTTCGCCGGGGACAACGTACACAGAAATTGTAGTAAGGTGATTTAGATGGCTAGTACCTTTGTAAACGATCTCCGATTAGAGGAGATGGCAACTGGCGAAAACTCAGGAACATGGGGAACAAGGACCAATGCGAATCTTGAGTTAATCGGTGAAGCACTGGGCTTTGGCACAGAAGCAATTACCACAAACGCCGACACCCATACCAGCGAGATAGCAGATGGTGCGACCGATCCAGTTCGTGCGATGTTTGTTCAGTACACTGGAACTCTAGATTCAGCTTGTACTATCACAATCACTCCAAACACCATTAGTCGAGTTCATATTATTGAGAACGCAACTAGCGGATCTCAAAATATTATTATTAAGCAAGGCTCCGGTGCAACAGTCACCATACCGAACGGAAAGACCTCTGTTGTTTATCTGGACGGTGCGGGTAGCGGTGCAGCAGTCGTAGATGCACTGACGGATCTAAATATTGCTGGTACTTTTAATGCAGCCAGTGACATAACAGCCGCTGGGACATTAAATGCTACAGGCGATACGTCTGCTGGAGACAGTGCGGCATTGGGATTTGCATCAGCAGATGGCTGTATTATAACCGGACAGGGATCAACTAATGATGTCAGTATAAAGAACGATGCTGATACCACTGTCATTGCTATACCAACAGGCACGGATGATGTTGAGTTTACAGATGATGTAAAACTTAAATCAGATGCGGCTGTTTTGTCTTTTGGTGCAGATAGTGATGTGACGGTGACTCATGTTGCTGATACGGCATTGCTTCTTAATGACGCAATCAAGATGACCTTCAGAGACAGTGCTTTAGCTATAAACTCAAGCACAGATGGTCAGCTAGACATAGATGCTGATACAGAAGTAGAAATAACAGCACCCACTATAGACTTAACGGCTTCTACTAAAGTAACTGTAAGTAATGATGTCGATGTTGTTGGTAGAGCAGTTGGCACGACCATCACCGCCGAAAATGACGCAACCTATGATTTAGCTGTGGGTAATAATTTTACGACCACAACATCAGGGGATGTCACGCTGACCTTTACCAACAAGGCCGCTGGTCAATCTGGCTGTATTAAGTTTGTAAATGACTCAAATCGCACAGTTTCGGCTCACGCAGATGTTGCAATCAACGCTAGTGTATTAACCGCAATCAGTGTAACAGGCACTTACTTCTTAACGTATTACGTCACTGCGGCTAGCGGAGACAATACTATTCTCGTCGGTGCGACAGCCATACTGACTTAGGGGCGAACTATGAGCATAATCCAAGCGGCAGGGGCAGGAGAAGCGGCAACAGCATTTTATCCATTTGACATCACGAACTCTTTGCGCTTTAACGATGATGACTCAGCATTTCTGAGCAGGACACCATCTACTACTAGCGGTAGCAGTCGCAGGATATTCACATTCAGTTGTTGGTTCAAATATACTCATGGCACTGGTCAAAATATTTGGACAGCGGGTGACGATGCAAATAACAGAACACACATTGATTTTAATTCTGATGGATCATTCCAGATTGAAAGCAAATCTGGAGGATCAGAACAATTCAAGTTAGAAGGCACTCCACTCTTTCGTGATCCTGCGGCTTGGTACAATCTGGTTTGGGCCGTAGATACGACACAGTCAACGGGGTCTAACAGGGTCAAAGCGTACATCAATGGATCAGAGGTCACTTTTTCATCAGCCAACTACGGATCATCGCCAAATTTTGACACTGCAATAAACAACACGGTTTTGCATACGATTGGAAGGCGTTCATACGCTGATAGTAATTACTTCAATGGCTATATTGCAGAGGTCAATTTCATCGACGGTTCTGCTTTGGGGCCATCGTCATTCGGAGAAACGAAAGAAAATATCTGGGTTGCTAAAGACACGTCAGGTCTGACATTTGGAACCAATGGTTTTAGACTTCAGTTCAAAAACTCATCCGTTGGATCAGCATCCTCAAGTACGGTAGGGGCAGATACATCCGGTAAGGGTCATCATTTTTCTAGCACAAACCTAGCCACCACTGACAATATGACTGACTCGCCCGTGGACAATCACTGTGTGATGAGTCCGATTACCGTAGCTGAAAGCCAAGCCCAAGCCACACTTTCTGAGGGTAATTTAAAGGTTGACTTAGGCACTCCGGGTTCTAGCGTAGCTCACACATACGGCACAATTGCGATCCCTGCATCAGGGAAATATTTCTTTGAGGGAACATTCAGTAACGTATCAGGTGGCCCCAGAATCGGAATATCTGTTGTGCGAACAAGTGGGAATCAGTCGAGATATGTTTATATAAGCGATGGGCAAAAAATCGTAAATACTACTGGTTCATCGTATGGCGCGTCATACAGTGCCTCAGATGTGATTGGTGTTGCCGTTAATGTTGATGATAATGAAATAACATTTTTTAAGAATGGATCTAGCCAAGGAGCGTTTACCATTGACCTGACGTTATCCACTGGTGGCTCTAGCTCTGATTATTTTCCATTTATTACGAATGGATCAGGATCATCAACTTCAGTTGTTGAGTTCAATTTTGGAGCAAGGGATTTTGCCCACACACCGCCTTCCGGTTTCGTTGCACTCAGCACCGCCAATCTGCCTGACCCTGCCATTGACCCAGCGCAGGGAGAAAACCCAACGGAGTATTGGGACGCTCAATTGTATACGGGAGATAGCGGCACACAAGAAATCTCAAAATTTGCATTTCAACCTGATTGGGTTTGGATTAAAAACAGAGACAATGCCGACGATCATTACATGTATGACTCCATTCGTGGAGCGACGAAAACTCTACACCCAAACGACACTCCTAAAGAGTTTACATCAGCTAACGCACTACAATCATTTGATTCTGATGGTTTCACAACAGGAGGCGATGGTGGAACGAACAGAAATACTCAGGACTATGTAGCTTGGGCATGGCGAGCAGGTGGCGTACCTACTGCTGATAATTCAGCAGGGGCGGGAAATACGCCTACAGCAGGGAGCGTGAAAATCGATGGCTCAAATTTAGGTTCTGCACTTGGAGGTACGATTGCGGCAACACGAATTTCAGCAAACACTGAAGCTGGCTTTAGTATTGTTTCTTACACTGGTACTGGAGCAAATGCGACTGTGGCCCACGGGCTTAACGCTGTGCCTGAATGGATTATTTTTCGTGACAGAGATAACATAAATGATTGGGTTGTTTACCATGTCGGGTTGGGAAACACTAATTTTGTAAAACTCAATGAAAGTATCGTATCCACTGATAACGATACGATCTTCAATGACACGACGCCAACGTCTAGCCTATTCAGTTTAGGGAGTGCCAACTTAGCAAACAACTCAAGTCAAAAACACATCGCGTATTGCTTTGCACCAAAAGAAGGATATTCAAAGTTTGGAAGTTATGACGACAATGTGATCGGAAGTGATTATGAAAACACCTCTCCTTTTGTATATACCGGATTCAGAGTGGGATGGTTGATGATCAAAGGTACTTCTGCTGGGCGTGAATGGGTCATGTATGACAATAAACGGACACCTGACAATGGCGTGTATCTTAGGGCGAACACTGCGGCTGTAGAACAAACAGACGCAACCAATCATGATATTTCATTTTTAAGTAATGGCTTCAAGATTCGTGGTGGGTCTGGAGATATCAATACAACAGGTGAGTCATATATCTACATGGCGTTCGCAGACCAGCCATTTAAGTTCGCCAACGGAGGAACAGAATAATGTGGAAATTAGGCGATAAAATTATTAGAGAAGGCAAGTCATTCACTGATAATAATGGTGTTACGCATCCGGGGGTGTGGGCAAGGTGGACAGATGATAAGAAAAAATCTATAGGGCTGACCTTTGTGGCTGACCCAAAGCCGTATGACAACCGATTCTATTCAGGGTGGGATGCAGAAGAAAAGAATCTTATAGAAAAACCTATCGATGATAGAGAATCTGTCGATGATGATGGTAATAAAATTAAAGACGAAAACGGAAACGTCATGATTAAGGAGGGACTGAAAACTGTCGCAATCAGAAACTGCAAAGAAACAGCGAGAACAAGATTATCAAAAAGTGATTGGTATATTACGCGCCAGGCAGAGACGGGAACGCCGATACCAAGTACCGTTGGAAATTACAGAACGGCTGTCCGCAATAAATGCAAAACTATCGAAGATGCAATAACAGCGTGTGATACGTTGGCAAAGTTCATGGCTTTGTACGATGTGCCTGTGGACAGCAATGGCAGCCCGACTGGCAATGCACCAATCCACGATTGGCCTGATGAAATCTGATGCCTTTAACTAAACTTGCTTTCAGACCAGGAATCCAAAAAGAGATTACCTCGTACTCTAACGAGGGAGGCTGGAACGACTGCGATAAAGTCAGATTTCGTGCAGGGTTTGCTGAAAAAATAGGTGGCTGGCAGAAGTTTTCAACAAACTCGTACCTTGGCACAGCCAGAGCATTACACGCTTTTGTTGCACTAGATAAGAGCCGTTACTTAGGTGTTGGTACAAACAAAAAGTATTACGTTCACGAAGGCGGTGTTTTTTATGATATTACGCCAATTCGTTTAGCGACATCAGCAGGAGATGCAACTTTTGCAGCTTCCAATGGATCGTCAACTATTACAGTGACTGAAAACGGTCATGGTGCAATCGCCGGGGACTTTGTATCTTTTACCGGTGCTGCAAGTCTTGGTGGCAATATCACGGCGAATGTTCTTAACCAAGAGTACGAAATCCAAAGTGTTGTTGATCAAAACTCTTACACGATTATTGCAAGGGCAGCGGAAACCACAATTCAATCGCTGACTGATGACGGCTCTATTAACAGAACGCCCGTTACAGCTAATTCTTCTGATACAGGCAATGGTGGAGGTTCTGTTGCGGCTGAATACCAGATTAACACCGGCCTTGATACCAGTGTGCAAGGCAATGGTTGGGGTGCGGGAACCTGGGGTCGTGGCACTTGGAACAGTAACGCAGATGTGGTTGGTTCAAACCAGGCATTTTCTATTCTTCGTATCTGGACACATGACAACTTTGGCGAAGACTTGATTATCAATGTTCGTGATGGCGATATCTTTTACTGGGATGCCAGTGGAGGAACAGGTGCTCGTGCAACAAAACTGTCTTTACGCAGCAACGCAGACGCAGGAACCCCTACAGTAGCCAAAAAAGTCATTGTTTCTGATGTAGACCGGCACGTCATTTGTTTTGGTTGTGACGCTGTAGGTGCAATTGGCACACAAGACCCTTTGTTAATCCGTTTTAGTAGTCAAGAAGATCCAACAACATGGTTTCCATCAGCCACAAACACCGCAGGAGAACTACGCATAGGATCTGGTTCTGAGATTGTAACTGCCGTCGAAACCAGACAGCAAATATTAGTAATCACTGATGTGTCTGTACACAGTATGCAGTTCCTTGGCCCACCGTTCATCTTTGGTGCGCAAATGATTTCTGAAAACACCACAATTCGCAGCCCACAAGCCGCAGTTGCTGTGGACGACACCGTGTTTTGGATGGGTCTGCAAGAGTTTTATGTGTACAACGGATCGGTCAAAAAACTGCCGTGTTCTGTCAAAGACCATGTGTTTAGTGACTTTAATGCGGATCAGTCAGAGAAAGTAGTTGCTGGAGTTAACTCTAGTTTTGGTGAAATTTGGTGGTTCTATCCATCAGCAAGTTCTACCGAAAATGACAAATACGTTATCTATAACTATGAACAACAGATCTGGTATATCGGTAGTCTGACACGCACCGCTTGGCTAGATCGTGGTATCAACGACTTTCCGATTGCGGCACACTCTGACAACTATCTGTATGAACATGAGTTTGGTTTTGATGACGGTAGCACTGACAGTGCAATATCCGCGCACATTGAATCAAGTCAAATGGACATACAGGATGGCGACGGGTTCTTGTTTATACGGCGTATACTGCCTGATTTGACGTTCAGAACATCTACAGGCTCTGGTAGTGATAACCCTGCAGCTAATTTTATACTAAAAGCGCGTAATTTCCCCGGCACAAATTATGGTGATCCTGAAACTGGCGGTGTCACACAAACATCAACCAGCCCAATCGAGCAGTTTACCGATCAGGTGCATGTGCGATTACGGGGACGGTCGTTTGCTTTGCGGGTAGAAAGCACAGCAGAGGGTGTAGGTTGGCGGTTGGGCAGTCCGCGTGTTGATATTAGACCGGACGGCAAACGATGAGTCGTCGATTAGCCAGACCGTTTTTTCCTGTGCCACCACAGGACTATGACCGTAGTTACTTTACAGAGGTTATTCGAGCGTTTTCTGTGTTCTTGCAACAAGTGCAGAATCCAGGTGATGCACGGCACACGGAACTAACGTTAACAAACATACAAACGCACGATCAGGGATTAGAGGTTGGTGCTTTGTTTAATGTAGATGGCTTTGTTAAGATAACGCAAAGTCATAATCCGCACGTTGCAGGTACTTCTGCAACTGGCGCAGTCGGTGCAGTTAGTATCACTACATAGGAGCGGATGTTGAGCCTTCTTAAAAAGTTAGCACCAATAGCAGGAGCAATCATAGGAGCACAGTTTGGCAATCCTGCGCTAGGCTCTGCGCTAGGTGGAGGTATTGGTTCCTTGCTCGCTGGAGCAGATATTGAAGACGCTCTTAAAACTGCAGCAATTGCTGGTATTGGTGGGTACGCCTTAAAAGGCGCAGGACCAGAAACCACTGCAGCAGCGGCTGCTCCCACTGCTTCTGCAGCAGATAAAGCAGTAGCTGTTTTAGACGGAACCACTGCAGCAGCGGCTGCTCCCACTGCTTCTGCAACAGCGCAGTCAGGAATTATGGCTGCGATTAAAGAAAACCCACTAATGTCTCTTGCTCTTGGAACAACTACTTTAGGCTTGTTGTCTGAAGAAGAAGAAGAAAGAGAACTAACGGAACTTGAAAAAGCACAAAGACGCACTGGAGAACGAAACCCGGATAGGGTAGGAGAAAACATTGTTTCTGAATATGACTACGACAGGGCCATGACTCTTGTAGCGGCCCAAGGCGGGTATATTCAAGGTCCTGGAACAGGACGAAGTGATAGTATTGATGCGGGTATCTTTCAAAACGGACAAAAGGTACAAGAAGCAAGGCTTTCAGACGGTGAATTTGTGATGACAGAACGCGCCGTTCGAGGGTTGGGCAATGGTGACCGGAGCAAAGGTGCTTCTAAAATGTATGAAATGATGCGTCAATATGAAAGGATGGCGTGATGGCTGAACAAACTGTAAGACAAGAAGCAATAACTCTTCTTCCAGAGTATCAAGAAGCATTTTTAAAAGATTTGCTTGCCTCAACAACAGCAAGAGCCGCCGATCCAACTATTATACCGGAGCGTCAGGTTGCTGCTCTTACGCCAGGTCAACAACAAGCAATTAATCTTGGATATGGCGGTGTTGGTGCCTATTTGCCAATGTTGCAAGCAGGGGAAGCTACCCTAGGTGCCGGTGCCGGGGCTATTGGACAAGGCATAGGCACAGCACTCAGTGGTGCTCCGCTACTGTTTGGAACTACTGGAGCGTATGACCCACAATCTGCTCAAGCATTTATGGATCCGTTCACAGAGCAGGTGATCCGACAAACAGAACGCGATATCCAAAGACAGGGCGATATCCAAAGACAAAACATTGCAGCACAGGCAGCAAGATCCGGTGCCTTTGGTGGATCAAGACAGGCAGTCGCAGACCAGGAATTACAACGTAACCTTGCTGACCAGATGGCTAGAACCAGTGCACAACTTCGTTCTGCAGGATTTCAACAAGCACAGCAACAAGCACAAAATGCTTTTCAAAATCAAATGGCTAGACAACAGTCAGCTGCACAGCTTTTTGGTCAATTAGGCCAGGGCATAGGGTCCCTTGGCTCCTCTTTAGCGAAAACAGGTCTTTCTCAAGCAGCCTTGGGTGAAGCAGCACAGACAAGCCAACAAAAAGATATCAACACTTTGCTATCTTTAGGTGGATTAGAGCAACAACAAGCACAAGCACAAATGGAAGCTCAACGTGCCACAGACATAGAAAGACAGATGGAGCCCTTCCAAAGAATCAGCTTCATGTCAGACATCTTCAGAGGAGTTCCGTCTACCGCATCAACCTTAACACAAAGAACAGCCCCCTCTCCGTCAACTATTTCACAGATCGCGGGTCTTGGCATAGGTCTTGGCGGTCTTGCTCAAACAGGACTGTTTGATTCTTTGTTAGGTAGAAATCAGAGCGCAAGATCATGAGCAATGTAAGTGATCGTAAGTTATTTAAAAGAGTAGCTGCTCGTAATAAGTTGCGTGAAATTGGCGGTATCATGGCCTCTAGCCCTGAGTTGATGGGAACTGTGCAGAAGTTCCGTGACGGTTCTGGACCAATGGGTGTTCAACCTGGAATGAGGTTTTCTGCTGATCTTGGACAATCTTACGGTCCTCCTATTCTTGCAACAGCAAATCTTGGTCGAGCGGAAGTAGAAAGACGAAAACAAGCAGAGCTACAAAGAAGAGCAAACGTAGCAGCTACAGCAGACCCTGGTTCGCTAATTCCTAATGTAGATGCCATTGATACGTTTGATCAATCAGATCCTTACGGACCTACTTATGAATTGCTTGCTTCCACAAATAATATATCTAGCAACATACAACCGTCGCAAAGGATGCCAGAACCAAGTGAAGGCGCATACTCAACAACAGAATCACAAGCAAGAGAAAACATCTCTGAAGTGTCCTCTACTGATGTAGCGTTTGATCCGGGCCAACAACAAGTAAACCCACCTAATGTGGCAGACCTTGTTCCATATGATCTAAACAATCTAGACAGATACGGTGCTGAAGAGCTTAAACAGGCTGGAGACAATGCAAGACAAGAACTAATAACTTTTCTCCAAAACCCAAATGCTGATCCTGCATTAAAACAAGACGTTATTTTAGAGTTTGCTGGACTTAAACAAGAAGACGAACAGCTTTCTTTTGAAGAAAGGGCTAAATCTAGCGCAGAAGTGTTTAAAAGGCTGTTTGGACGTGATCCTGAAAAAGAACAGACAGTGGATGGATTTAACACCGCAATGCTTGGTTTCCTCATAGCAGCTGGAGACAGTCCAAATGCTTTAACCAACATCGCCAGAGGTGCTGCACAAGGCACTAAGAACTTCATGGACACAGCAAGGCGAAGACAGGACCGTGAAGATAAATTCAAGATGGCAGGTATAGAAAAGGCCATGCGGGACGATGAGTCTCGTAAGAAATTAATTATGGATACCCGTAGAATGCTCATGGGCTACAGGTTCCAGACTCTTAATGACGAAATAAAGAGTTTAGAAAACAGAGAATTACTTGCTTTACGTTTTAATTATCAAACTGCAGAACTTGGGGCAAAACTAAATACACAGTTAGATATTGCCAAGGATCAAAACCTATCAGCAGATATTCGTGCGGCAGCTGATCGACAGGCAACTATGCTGTCTTCCCTCATTAAAAGTGCGGGTGCGTGGGGTGTTTATGCTCTTGGTCAGGCAGGAGAAAACCCTACCGTAGAAAGTTTTGGTCAGGCACTAGAAAATGCTGCTAAAAACCCAGAAGATGTGGATAAGATTAAAAAATTGGCAGAAATATCAAGGATAGGAAAAAGTGATTCTAAAGCAGCGTTGACTCCTGAACGACAAGCTCAAACATTAAGCACAGGAACAAATGTTGAAAGATTTACCGAAACAGCAGAGGATCAACTAACAGCCGCAGGGTTGTCCAAGCCAACATCAACCCAAATTCAAAATAGAACACAACAATTAATAAGATTAGATTCAGAGGGCAAAACTCTTACAGAACTACCTCCAATTGGAACTGTTATTGAACAAGACGGTACAAGACAAAGAATAGTTGGTTATGGTTCTGATGCTAGCCCAATCACAGAAGAAGTTGTTCAGTAAATGGTAGACCTAACCAAGCCGTATCAAATTATAACGGATGAAAATAATCAACAGGTCAATCAAAACATTGATCCAGAGTTAACTGATGAATCAGAAGGTACTTTCCAAGAAATTGGTGAAGGCATTGGCTCTGGCATCACAAAAGCTGTGCAAGGTGTTGCTCAGACAGTAACCATTGGTATTGATCTAATGGCTGACACTAACTACACCACTGACGTACAAAATCAATTTGATAATCTTAGAAAATACGCTGGTCTTGATCCGGTGGGTTTTGGGGGTAAGGCTGCTGAAATAATTACACAGTACCTTGTGCCTGGTGGTTTTACAAAACTCACGAAACTTGGACAACAACAAGAACGTTTTCTCAAAGGTGAAAAAGGTGTCGATGCCTTAACTTCTGGAGAAAAGTTTGCTTTAGGTGCGTATACCGTAGGTGCAGCAGCTGGTGCTGATATCATTGTTACCACGGATGATGCTTCAACTATTGGTGACTTCTTTGAAGGTGGACCGACTCAGACTGACACTGCTATCGGATTAAGTGGACGAGAAGAGGCAATACGTCGGTTAGGCAATAAAGTAAAAATTGGCACAGAAACAGGTGCGTTAACTGCAGCTTTGCCCCCTGCCCTTGGTCTTACGTTTGCTGCAGCGGGAAAAGTTGGAGATGTGGCAGCAACAGGTCTTACTAAAGCTGGTTTGCCTGGGGCTGTTCGTTCAATTAGAGAGTCTAAATTAAGTCAGAATATTGGTAGCTATCTTAGAGAAATAGACACAAGGAGAATATTAGAAGACCCTGACAGACCTTTAAATTTTGCAGAAAACACTCTTTCCAGGTTTTTGTCTGTTATGAGAACTAGAGGGGACCTACCGCAAGATGTCGCTATGGATCGGTTAAATATTGCTGGTCGTGGGGAAGTATCAATTAAAAGAGCAAAAGATACTTTAGAACAAGTAAGAAGAGGGATTGATGAAGTAACCAAGGAATATGAAAAAACCTCTGGCGAAACAACGGAAATGTTGCAGCGTCAATTTTTTAATGACATTGAAGACGTTCTAACCTCTAAGTCAGGGACTGAACTTAATGAAACTTTGCAAAGACTCCCAGAAAAACTGCGAGCCCCTGTACGAGATATGCGTAGACAAATAGACAACCTGACAGGGGATGTTTTAAGAAGTGACTATGTAAAAAATCTTCAAAGACGGGGAGTTTCTGAAGAAGAAACTGCAGAAGAACTGATAGATCGTATCACATCAAACTTAAACGGCTACATCCGTCGTCGTTATAAAATTTTTGAAAACAACTCATACAAACCCTCAGACGAGGTAATGCAAGAAGCAATTGAAGGTTTTAAAAATGACCCTGATTCAACTTTAGCGGTTTTAGCAGATTTAAACAAAACATATAAGGTCGGAGACGACATTCAAAACCCACAGTATTCTGCAGCCAACCTTGGTCTGGCTAAAAACTTTGATGAGTTAAGGGTAGGAGAACAAAACAGATTAATTAACAACACTGTTTCAGATGGTCAGGCACAGACTGCTGCAAACACTTTTCTTAAAAAACACAGAATCAAAAACAGAAACTCCCTTAAAGGACGCAAAGACATTGCAAAAGATCGTTTGAACCCTGCGTTGTTCCTTCGTAAAACAGGGGATTTAAAAGATTATCAAAGAAAACTTTTAGGAGAAATTTTAGATATTGACGAGGCTTTTCTTGGAACTGTTGCAGATTTATCAGAATTTAGAGCTATCGATGAGTTTTATGGAAGTATTAGGCAAAAATATGAAACAAATCCAGGTTTAAGAAAGTTGTTTGTTGACATGCGACCTAGAGCAGGGGCAGAAACTGCAGAAGAACTTAGAAAAGGAAAACAAAACTTAGAAACAGTTAACACTTTAGGGTTCAGAATTCTTGATGGCTCACTTAATGCAGATGGCTCACTTAAAAGCGATGTTTCTCCTGTTATATCTAGTTTTGGCTCTTTACAGGGGTTTGCTGTTCCACAACCAATTTATGACACTTTAACCAGAACGTTGGTTGGACAAACAAACCCTTTAGAAGATGCTGCACGTTTACTTTGGACAGGAGCAGTCCAAGCAAAGTCTAGGGTTCAATATTCAAAAACAATTTTATCGCCCATAACACAGATAAGAAACGTAACCTCTGCGTCTATGTTTGCCTTAATGCAAGGCAATGTTGGCAGAGGAGTTAATCTTGCCGAGTCTTTTGGGATTGTTCTAAACGATCTTCGTGGTCTTCGTAATCAAGAGATGATTGCTAAGTTAGAAGAGTATCAAGGTTACGGGGTCATAGGCACACAAGCCCAGCTTCGAGAACTACAAGATTTAATTAGGTCAGGGGCTGGAGTAAGCGGTAAAGAAACAGCCGGTGACAAATTAGTTGAGCTAACAGGGCTACCTGTTGGTACTAGATACGGCAACAGAATTAAAGATACAAAACTTGGTAAGCTATTTTATGGTGGGATAGATTTTCTTGAACGATCTTATCAAGGTGGGGATGACGTTTGGAAGATTTATAACTTTGAGTTTGAGCTTCAAAAGCTTAGAAACGCAACTCGTGGTATGAATGCCGATGAGGTATACACCTTATTTAAAGGGGAGACTCCCCAAGTTGCTGGTCTTCAAAACCTTGATACGCTGCTAAAACAAGAAGCTGCAGACATTGTTAAGAACACCGTTCCAAACTACAACTTAACTCCTGCCGTAATACAGTCACTAAAAAAGGTTCCCATCATGGGTAACTTTGTCTCGTTTCCTGCTGAAATTATTAGAACAGGTTTTAACACACTTGGGCGTGGGTTCAAGGAACTTGCTTCAACAAACAAAGAGATACAAAAAATAGGTGTTCGTAGACTAAGTGGATCGTTGTTTACAACAGCAGCAGTGCCTATTGGTTTACAAAACTTAGCAAGCTCTCTTACTGGAGTATCCAAAGAAGAGCTAGAAGCGTACCAAAGAACTATGGCTCCGCCCTGGGAAAAGAACGCTCGTTTAGTGGCTACAGGCAGAGATGAAACCGGGTTGCCAACTTTTATTAATTTTAGTTTTACCAATCCTTATGAATTATTTGAAAGCACGGTAGTTGCAGGACTCAACGCTTTTGCAGAAGCAGAATCTCGTGGTCAAGATCCTGTCTCCGCTGCACTTGGTACTTTTCAGGCAAGTGTAGCTGAATTTTTCTCTCCCTTTGTAGGTGAATCTATTCTTGCATCTAGAATTATTGATACTGCTCCAATAGGTTCTCCAGGTGGGGGACGAGGTGGACGAACACAAACAGGAGCTTTAGTTTACAGTCCGCAAGAAACTCAAGGGGACAAAGCTTACAAAACTGTTTTGCATATAACAGACGCTTTCCTCCCAAACCTACTCCCTTTCACGACAGCATCAGGAGATCCACGGTTGGGTCGGTTTGCTAAAGGTTTTGTGAATTCAACTGGTATAGCAGAAGAACTAGGGTTATCTGAAAAAGATAAATCGGGACTTGAACGGCAGATAGCAGGTGAACTCGTCAGGGGCTTTACTGGTTTATCAGAAAACAAAATTAACGTTGACCGTGGACTTGCGTTTAAGGGGTTAGAGTACAGACGAGAGGTTCGTCAAGTTGCTTCTATATTCAACCAGCCTATGAGCAGACCAAACGTATCGAACGAACAGGAAGTGTTAGACGCTTTTAACAAAGCTAATGAAGCTAAGTACCGGGTTGATACCAGATTTCGTTTAATCGTAGAAGACTTACAGCGTCTTGGTGTGTCTAAATCTAAAATCAGAAAAGAACTACAAGATATTGTTGGTAAGAAAAACCTTAACAGAATATTTAGAAATCGGTTTGACCCTTTTGAGATATCAGAAAACACCGAACAAAACATGCGTAAAAACGATACCTGGAGATTCGTGCCTCGTTCAGAGATTCGTGCAATTAGAAGAGAAGATCGACGTTTAAATTTGAAACAAGAAGCAGAACAAAAAGCACCTGAACCCAAAGCTGTGCCAGCACCTGAACCTGTTTCTAGGACCCCTACAGAACCGGTATCTTCTCCTCAAGCTAATGTTGTAGCCCCTAGAGCCAGGACTTCAGTACCTGTTCCTAATGTACAGCCACCGTCAGCAGAACTTTCTAGCACATCACCTGTGTTAGTTCCAAATCCAACAACCAGGGCGTTAGCTGAAGAACTGGAGAGAAGACGTGGATAGACAAAGACTTTTTACACAACTTAGGTTGCATGAAGGTGTAGAGCACATGCCCTATAAATGTAGTTCTGGATTCTTAACAATAGGCGTGGGTCGTAACATCGAGGAACGCGGATTGTCCGACGATGAAATCGACTATATCCTCAACAACGATGTCAACATCGCCACTGACGAACTGGTCAAAACCTTTGATTGGTATCCTGATCTTGATGAAGTGCGTCAGCGTGTTGTGATTGACATGGTGTTTAACCTTGGGATGCCCCGCTTCCAACAGTTTAAGAAGATGATCCAGGCCCTAGACGATGGGGACTACAAAGAGGCATCAATCCAGATGATGGACAGCCGTTGGGCGTCTCAGGTAGGTGCCCGAGCAGAGCGTTTGAGGGACATGATGGAAACAGGCGAAGATTCGTCAGACTTTTAACCAACCTCGCCCCAGTTATTTCCCAACTCTTGGTCTACCTTACTTGGAACATCAAGATCCACACATGTTTCCATAATCTCCTTGATCCGTGATGCTTGCTCCTTGGAACTGATACTAAAACAAAGTTCATCATGCACGGTTAGCAAGGGAAAAAGTCCTTCTTTATAACAATCTACCATTGCTTTCTTTGTTTGATCAGCGGCAGAACCTTGAATTAATTTATTAAGGGCTTTGTATGTGAACGCCCTGCGTATGCCTGGGCCGTATTCTTTGCTCGCTTCTTCATAAGGGAGAGGTTTGTTATAACCAAAACTATTGGGCTCCCACAAGTTAAAACGACATTTACGTCCAAGCAATGTTCTTATTTGCCCGTCCTTACTAGCTTTTGTAGCAACCCTGTCTGCCAGAGTTTTAACAAAAGGAACCTTATCATGGTAGTTTGACAACAATTCTTTAGCTTCATCTTTAGTTATATCTAAAGTGTTTGCCAACTTTCCTTGTCCCATGCCGTACATAATTCCAAGATTCACAATCTTGGCCTCTTTACGGCTAATTCCTGCTACGTCAGCAATTATTTGATGAAAATCAATATCACTTTTTTGGTACAGACCAACAATCTTTTCTATACCGTCCATCTTGTAACGTGAAACTTTGTTTAACATAGAACAGTAATGCACCAACAATCTTGGCTCTTGTGATGAATAGTCAAAAGAACCCCATTGTTCCCCCTCTTCTGGCACAAATAGTCCACGAATCATGGATTTAATTTCTTTGTCTCTAGCAGGTATCTGTTGTAAGTTTGGGTTGCTGGAACTGAAACGGCCCGTAACTGTTCCACCGTCATCTGATCTTAATTGATTAAACTCACAATGAATCCTACCGTTGTGCTGATAACGTAGGATCGAATCAATGAACGTGCTGTTCGCCTTGTTCAGTTCTCTTAATTTAAGTATCTTAGTGGCAACTTCATGAGGACAGGCTTGCAAGAACGCTTTGGTAACTGAGGGCTTGTTCGTTTTATCTGTAATCGGGCAGGTAATTCCATAGTGGTGCAAAACTTGAGCGACGCTTGTTGCCACCCAAGGTTCAATCCTGATCCCAGTTCCTCGTTTAATCTCTTCTTTAATTTCTTGTTCACGTTTAGCTAGGTCTTTTTTAACTCGTTCTGCTTGGTCTAAATCAACCCTTACTCCACGATATCTCATTTCTAACATCAAAGGGATTAAGTTGCTTTCTAAGTCAAAGACGTGATTAAGTTCATTTTTACTTAACTCTGAATCAAAATAGTTCCACAACTTTAATGTTAAAGCGGCATCTTGTTCTGCGTAATCTCCCACAAACCTGGGGGGAAGTCTCCACATATCTGCTTTGGCATCCAATCCCCAGCCTTTTGCTTCCATGCGTAGTATCTTTTCGTTTTTCGTTTCACCTAAATAATCTTTACCCAAAGAATTTAACGCATAGCTCCAACGGTTTTCATCTAGCAATGGAGCAGCAATCATGGTGTCTATAATTCTTCCTTCAACCTGAATACCTGCCCATTTCAGCCACCCTAAGTCGTAGGTTGAATTATGAAAAACTTTAGAAATATGTGGCGTAGACAGTTGTTTCTGAAGCCATTTAAACACTACTTTTTCAGACATGTTGCCGCCAGGCTCATGTCTTATGGGAAAATATCCCTGAAAATCCCCACCTGCTACAGATATCCCTGCTATAAAACCGTCATTTCTTGCCCAACCAGGACCCAATGTATTTAAATTTGGGTCACAAGTTTCTAAGTCCACAGCAATTTGTTTACAGGTTGTTAGATCTGGGAAAAATTCTGGAGGAGACCAATCAATCTCAATTAGGTCCATGTCCATACGGTCAATAAAATTTGCAGTGCTCGTGTCTTTAATCATCAAGTTCTTCCAATAGTTGCTCTATGTCCTCTAGAGTCCCAGGCCAAACATATATGGGAGTGTCTTCCCCGACATAAGCTCCTTGAATGTTATATTCAAAGTATTCCAACGCCTCTTCTGAAGTCATGCCGTCACGACCCATTAAAATCTGAAACATTTTTGATGCGTCATATACGATGATGTACCCTTCTTTACCCCAAAGTTCGGTAAATCCTATGATCGCGTCGTCAAATCCATCTGCTATCTGTGCCATGTTACATTTCGTATCTGTACTTTGTTTCACTATCCACAATATGTAAATTCTGCTTTGTTCGAGTAACCGCTGTGTAAAAAACACGGTGTTCATCGTCAGGATTTTGTTGCAAAGTTTTGTGTGGCATGTAGCCCATGTCTGTTAACAAGACCACATTGTCATCTTCTCCACCTTTCATACGATGAATGGTGCTTAACTTTATCGTGGGCTTTGTCGTTACTGTCTTATGACG